GTTATAGCCATTATAGCCTCCTAATAATTTCAGCTAAGTCCTTATGACCTTGCTGTTCTAGTTGATTACCTATAGTACACATATGGTTTTTAATCGCCTCATGCATATAATAAGCAATAATTTTATAGCACACATTTTTAAAAGCGTGTGCTTGAGCTTTAATTTGCGGTGGTGCTGTATCACTTACCGAAATAATTTTTTCAGTCGCCATTTCAGCAACTTCTTCTGGAGTATGACCTCTGTTTTCAGTTGTCTTAACTCCTAAATTTCCTATAGATATTTTAAAAGAATCTGTTTCCATTAGTATTTATTTGGCTCTGGAGGGTTTAAATTTATATCATTTCTATCTATCTTTCCAACTGGCTTTAAGTTTTTTTCTATTTGAACCTCAGAAAACTTACAAACCTTTATTCCTTTTCCATTTTGATAAGTAACCTTTGGATCATCTAATCTATGATAACCATAAAGTTTATCTTTAAAATCTATATCTGTATCTAATAATGATGATCTTGGAGCAATTGAAACATTTATTCCAGAATCTATACACTTAGCTAACCAAAATTCAACACAAGCCCTACCTGCTTCTGCAAAATGCATGTTGCTTTTATAAGTAAAATCTACACCAAAAATAGAAACACTTTTAACTTTTGACCACAATGCATAAGCAATCGCATAAGCAATCGTATTGTTAAAATAAGAACACCCTAGTTTTTCTACAATATCTTCTAATGGATATTCTTCAACAGCAGGCACTCTTTCATCTAGCTCACAAGAATAAATGGGATAATAAGCAGTTGGTAGAACCAGTCTCATCATTTTTGTCATAGACCCTGCATCTTCTGAATCTAAAAAACGACTCATGGGGTCTAATATAAAAGCTCTGTCTATGCGAGGCAAAACACCTATCATTGCATTAACTGCCCATACTTCATCAAACGATACACTATGAACCTGTGATAAATGAAAATCTATCTGGCTTTGTCCCATTGCTACAATTGCAATGTTTTTATCTTCCATTTTTTTAGAAGATTTAAAGCTGTCCTGCTCTGTAGGCATCGTTTCTGTCTCTGCCTTCTCCCAATACTTTGAGTCTGCCCAATGCAGATTCATACCTTGTGTTATAAACAGACATCATATCCTGTTCGCCTTTCATATATACATATCCTTCTAGCAAGCAAGCATATAGCAATGCTGAAGGAGCATTTGTTGATAACCATGTTGTACCACTATCAGAGCCAGCAGTTATTGATGCTGGTCTATAAAAGTAATGTAATTCAACATTGTAAGCAGAGTCTGGTGTTGGAGCTACGATAAAGTAATCATTATCAAATATAGCATAGTATTCAGGCTCTCCTGTTGTAGTTGCGTTTGGATATAGCTCTCTGATCCAATTAACATCTTTGTTCATTAAAAAAGTTTGATTACTGCTGGCTGTATAAGATAAAGAATAAGGGGCTAAAAAATCAGTTGGAATACCTAAATATTGATTATCTGCTGATAAAGCACCGACCTGATTCTTTCTAAAGACAGGCAACTGAACATTCTCAAGAATACGATCTTCTGCTTGTTTAATAATATCTGGAAGATATGTAGTAAAAGAAGTCTCGCTGTTCTGGAGATAATTCTGTATTAAGTTTTTTAATTCACCATAAGTCATATCTAACTCGTTGTTACTTTAAGTTTGCCTATCTTACCATGCATATCAAGACCAACTGTTCTTGATCCAGCAGAAGTAACACCACCGCCAATAGGATCAAATGCATACAAACGTCTACTTTCTTCTTGTGCTTTATCAGGTCTTGGGTTCTCCAAAGCAATTGGATCATCAACAGGCATTCTACCTAATTGATACTGAGGTTGATCTTGATCAAAACACTCAGGACAAACCAAGAATCCACTGAGTCTTGTGTCAACTACTTCATCTTTTAAATCTTTTAAGTCGTAACGAAAGCCGCAACGATCACAAAATCCAAAAGCATACTTACCTTGTGCAAACTGTGTCATTAGTTACTGTAAGATGTCCACGGCACAAAACGAAAATTCGCTTTAACCCTATCTTCCTCAGATGCTAGTTGCCACTGCTCTTCATATTCTTGTTTAAGGAAAGACAATCTATCCCCAGCTTCTGGTCTTTTCATTGCTATGTAATAAGCAAGCCCAGAAACCAAACAAGGTAAAAATCTTTTAGGAACATCCATGTTATTACTGCCGGGTTTTCCACTATCATAAATTTGTCTTATACGATAATAAGACACAGTATAGGTTTGTGTAGAATCAGGCACGGGCCAAAGTGTGTACTGTGGTGTTGTTGTAAGTCTTTGAATCCATATTTGAGTAGGCTGACCCGATTGTAATTTATTCGGTATATCAGCATATTGACTAGGGGATATTCTGGTTAGTTGATAATCTGTTTGACTAGAACTATCTCCAGAATTTAAACGCAAATGCGTTTCCATTAAATCAATTGTGTCGTCAGGCAAAGTATAGGTCGATGTATCAGCAGTTAATGTTTGGGTTCCATTTTCAATAGTCCACAAATTAATTCCACGATTCTGCCACTCAATCATCATCATATCGATACTGCGTCTTGCAGTACGATAGTCATAACCAGTCCTAGCCTCTAGTCCTGCTCGCTCATATGCTTCTTCAACAATCTCACCGATATTAAGATTAAAAGAGTTTGTGGTTGCAATAGCCATTTAATTAACCATTTTTTCTAAATTTTTGTGGTCTAGCTGCACCACTGCCTCTAGCAATAGTGTAATTGTGTTTAATTGTTTTCCCTTTTCCATACCTTACTTGTTTGCTTTTTTTAGGTTTAGAAGATTTTGAATCGTAATAATTAGGCATATGCCCTCCTGATTGTTTTCTCTCTGATTTAGATAATGCTATAGCAACAGCTTGTTTCTGGGGATACCCCTCTCGTTTTAACTTAGAGATATTCCCAGAAATAACTTTTTTAGAAGCACCACGCTTAAGTGGCATTACTTTTTAGTTTTTTTCTTCGCTGTCTTTTTAACAGGAGACATAGCTTTCATAGAGGCTTGCGCTTCTTTCTTAGTCATAAGACTTGAATCAACGATAACTTCTTCGCCATCAATGATTTCTGCAACTTGAAAGATTGCTTCGCCACTTGGAACTCTCTCTCCATTCTGTACTACTTTGTACTTAGCCATAATAATTCCTAACTTGGATTAGTGTAATGTTTAATCACAGTCATAATGATAGTGTAACTATCGCCACTGCTATGACCAACTGTTGTAAATTGAACATCCCCTGTAGAGCCAGTTCCTGCATTATCAGGAATACCGCTAAAATCAGAAAAATCAAATTCATCAGCCCAATCAGCAGGAAGCTGAATAGCTAATACATCGGTATCGGCATCAAAAAGTATTTTGACACCCATTCCAATATTGCTGAAATGAATTTTCTCAATGCTTACTGAACTACAAGACATTCTTGTTACTGGATTAACAGACAAAGAAGATACGTCAATTTTAGTGACGGCACTCTCTCCAGTACCGTCACTTACGTTAGTAAACTTAAATGTAGCGTGTTGTGCTCCATCAGAGATGGTTTGTGTTGCTACTGCATCAGCCATAATAAGCTCCTACTATTAACTATTAGCAAATGGTGTAACTATAGTGCCTGAACCTAAAATAATGCCTTCTACAGCATATTTAGCACTTGCCATAGCAGTACATTTTACAATACTACCTACAAGCCCACCTTTAGTTGTTCCATTCATGGTGATTACATCGTTAGCTGAGGCAGAAATAAAAGTTTTACCTGTTGCATCATCTACACCTGTGTATAGCCCACCAACGAACTTATCTGTTCCATCGGTTAAGATGTCCATGTCTGTTGCTGCGGTGACAACTATAAATGTAAAAGTAGCACCCAAATTATTAGTTTGATTTGGATCGTCATCTGCATCTGGTGCAGTTGCAACGATAGAAGGCAAAGTAAATTTACCATCTGCGTCATTAGTTACTAGGACTTTTCCAGCGTGGGCTGCAACAGTCAAAGTTGTATCAGCAGTTAAACTAACTACGTTAGCGTTTCCTGCTGAAATAAAACCAGCCAATGATTGTACTGGTCCTGAAAAGGTTGATTTTGCCATAATTAAGTCTCCTTAATAAGTCCTACCGTCTTGGCATTGTCTGCTAGGTCAGTCTGTAGGACAAGTTATTCCTAGATTAAGTTAATGGGGGTTGAGTAAGAAACCCCCCCATCACAGGTTCCATTAACAAAATTAAGCTCCTGAAGAACCGAAAGCACCAAGCGGATCAGATACTCCAAATGAATATCTTTCTCTAGCTTTGTACCTCACATTTCCAGTATCAAAATCGCCATCCATGCTCGTTTCCATTGGGGTTCTAACAAAATGTTTGAATCCATTTGGAACATCGGTCATTAAGAACCATGCATCAGTATCAGTTAGATAATGATTCACAGCATAACCACCGGGAACAACGCCCATTGATTTTATCGCATTAATATCATTGTCAGCAGTACCCACTCTGAGATCAGACTGTAGTATCCGTTGAGCAACAAACATCAAGTTAGGCGGTATAATCAACTTCGTTGGTTTTGCAGCAATTAGCAAACCACGCTCGTCAGTCCATCCAGCAATCTGAATAACAGCCGCTTCTAGTGAAGTTTCGTTAAGATCAGCTTGTGTAGAAGGAGTGTTCGAGTTTGTTCCACCTGAAACAAGAGGGTGAGAGGTGCTGAATAAATCAACTCCATCACCTGAATCAAAATCTCCAAATCCTTTATTCAAAGGATATGCAGCTTTGACTTGCTTCGTGTAAGCCATAGCTCTGGCAAGTGCTTTAGTGTAGCGTGCAGAAAGCGAATCATAAAGATTATCTTCCATAGCTTCTTCAGTAATAGCAAATCCCATTGCAATGGTTTCGTGGTTGTATCGAGCAGTAAAAGATTCTTGTGCGTTATCATAACTGATAGCAGCACCTTCGTCTTTTACGGGGGCAGCGTTAAAGCCACTTAGCTTGACTTCTTCTTCAAACGATCTGTCCGAAGATTCAGTCTCATATACTTCTTCATGCTCATTTTCGTACTTGCCGTACTCTAACCCGAACAACGCATTCAAACCGGGTAGAAGTTCTTTAAGTAATTGTGCTCTTGAAATAGCCATTTATTAAATTCCTTATATTCCAGTTGTGTTGTCCATGAGGTGACCAACATTAAACTTGACGACAACATCAGTGTAACTATCACCAACTTCCGAGTTCGGTCCATCAACGAATTGAATAATACGAACTGGTAGTGTATTGGTAGTAGCTGCAGTAGAAATATCGACAGCGTTTTTGCTAGTCCCTATAGAGGTAGAGCCTGCTGTTTGAATAACCGCACAATTAGTTCCCAATACAGCTTGAGCGGCAGAGCCGTCACATTGCATTTGGAAAGTAATATCTGGGTCATCCATAACATAGGCTACGGCATCTGAAGCAGAAGTAGATGCGGGCCATTGTTGATTAAAGGTCTTTTGATTGGTACTTGGATCGGTGTAAGCACATCCGACAAAAATACCAATTGGAGTCAAGGTAGTCGTACCAGTGTCTTTTTCGACAGTACCGGCAGTAACTAGCTTAACGAAGTCGCCATAAAAAATACCAGTACCATAAGCACTTGCAATTTTATAGTGACGAACTTTTCCGCTAAAAGAACCATTACAACTAAGTCCAGCTTGTGGCATAGCACCGTAAGGTGTTGCACTACTAGGCATAATAGCCTCCCTATTTACATCACAAAGTTAAAATTCATAACCCCATGAAATAATAAATTACTTCTTGGAGTTACTCCCGAAAGTAACCCTAGACTGCCTTTCCGGTTGAAGCATAGGCATTCTTGGATCATTTTCTCTAAGGTAATTATTATCAATGCCACTCATCTGTTGATCAGCCATGTTATCGTAATATTCTTTACGATCTCTAACCATTTCAACAGGGGCTTTACATAATAATAACCCACCAACTTCAATTGCACCTTCATTTGCCCAGCGTGAGTTTTCATCCGTAAGTATTTTCAACTTAGGTTGTGACTCAGCAGAGACGACCTCCCAGCCTTCTCTAAACTTACTGGAAACATTAGTGTTATCTGGGTTACCAATCATGCTGGTACGAACCCATCTAAACACCCATCCTTCCTCTGGTTCAGGGTCAGGTAGTACATTTGGTGGTGACCACGACTTCTTTCGTTGTGTGGTTTTTCGATTATACTCCTCTCTTGGAGTGCGCTCTTCAGACATATAAATATCCTCTAGTTATTTGCAGACATATCCTTAACCAATTGGTTAGCATATTGTTCTGGCGTTACCCCAAGACGCTTTGCGAGGGCGACTTGAGTTGCTGTAAGCTGTACTTTGCGTGGTTTTGCACCATTATTGCGTGTAGCAGGTGCAACCACGGAACTTTGGGAATTAGAGCTTACAGCTTCTTTTTCTTCACTCCCAAAGAAATCTGGAAATACTGACTTCATTCTTGAATCTATTCTTTCATAGTATTCATCAGAAGCAGGATTAATGTTTTCTTCTCTTACTAATTTTTCATGCACACCATATGCAAAGCTAGTCATTTCAGGATCATTACCAAACCATTGGTTTTTTGCTTGCCATGAAATAGCTTTATCATCAGGTCTTGGTGGCACTTGTTGTTGAGGAACAAACTGTTCTTGTTGTTGTGGAACAAATTCTTCCTCTGGAATTCTTGCATTAAACTGTTCAGCACTAGCCGCATCCATAGTTGCTCTAGTTAAAGCCTCTTGAGCAGACATAATTTGTTCAGCATTTCCATCTTCGTATGCTTTTTTATATCTTTCTTGTGCAGCTTGTTTAGCAAACTCTGCTCTTTCTTCGGCTTGTTTCCCAAGATATTGCTGACCATCATTAACCAATTGGCTTAAACGATCATTTTCAGACTTTATTTGCTGTGCATATTTAATTGCTTCATCACGAAGTTTTGCAGCTTGTTCTTTCTGCCTTCTTTCTTCGTGGTGTTTTGCTGTTAGTTGATCAATTCTTTTTTGAACGCCCTTATCAACATTCAATATTTCTTCATCAACTGGCTTATCTTTAACATCTTCAGCAAAAACCTTTTCTTTTTTTTCTGGTTTTGCTTCAACATCATCAATAATTTCAATATCAATTTCATTTTCAGACTCAACAACCTCATCTGGCTTAGAGCCAATTTTAGATTTAACGCCTAAAAATTTCTGTTCTGTACTCATTGTAGAGTTTTCGTTAGTATCGCTCATACTTTTTCTATCCCTCTGGGATCATCAACCACTGCTTCGACACTATCATCATTAATGATGCGAAATTCTTTCCCATGAATCTTAATTCGAGTGCCACTAAATGCACGAAACACAACAAAATCTCCTTCGGAACACCAAGCTCCAGTAGGAAAACGTGATTCGTCTTTGTAACAATCAGGTCCCATTTTTAAAACAAAACCTGTAATAGTGGCTACTTCTTCATTGCGAATGGTTTCATCCGCTTTCAAAATACCGCCTTCGGTTTTATCTTCTTTCTCAGGGATTGCGATTAGGATTCTATATCCTGTGGGTTCTGGCAACTGTGTTGCCTCTTTCTTTTCTTTCTCTATATCGAGTGCAGTTTGCATGACCACCTCTTTGCACGGAATTATTAAAGGTTTCCGAGTTACCTTGCGGCACTATGCCGATTTAGAGTCGTTCTAATTCTTGGATTATATCTAAGAGTTCACGCTCTGCAAGGGCTAAGCCCTCGATTACACCAGATTGATGTTTATATTCATCAAAACTAGTACAACTTCCTGTAGCAATATTATCTGCTCTATCATTCATTAAGTCTCGTATTCTTGACTTAAATTTTTCAATTAGCATATCACTGCTCATTAGTATTGCCCGATGTTATAGTAGATGCAAGCCTTGATGCAATCTCTGCAGCTTTGGTTGCTTCTTCACTTTCAATCTTTTCGCCCTCTACTTGAGCATCAATTACATCGCTAACCAGTTTTTGTTTCACGCTGGCATCAGCAATTTTTTCTTGCGACCTAATTCTCTCAAGCTCAATAGCATCACGGCTTTGAGCCTTTTGCATATCAACTTGTGCATCAACCATATCGGCTTGAGCCTTGCGCTGTACTTCAGCTTGTTTGATATCAAGCTCTCGCATTTTTGCTTGAACCAATGGGTCTTGCATTTGTTCTTGAATTTGTTGTTGTTGCACTTCTCTTTGGTTTTTCTGCAATAATCTTTCCGCAGCTTCTGCAACCATAGATGACAATCGTTTCTCAATATCTTCTGGTAATGGCTCACCCAATGGTGGAAGTTCAATGCCCAATTCTTTTTCAATCTCATTACGATATTGAAATGCCAAATGTTCTCTCACATGAGACTCTAAAGATGCTTGTAGTAACTGCATACCCTGTGGGTTGTTTGCGCCCATTTGAGCCAACTCTGGGTCTTGTATAGCACTCATATGAACTCTAATGTGTGCTTCTTGATCCTGATATTCAAATGCTTTAACTGGCTCTCCATTAATCATATTCATATTTTCACTGACTGGATCAGCAGCTTTTACATCATCGTCTAGCGGAACAATCTTGTCTGCATCTCTAATGCCTAATGTATCTAGCATTTGTCTGTGTAATTCAGGCAAATTATAAATCTGTGGCGATTGTTGAGCCAACTGAAGTGCTGCTTGATACTGCATTATCCTTTGAGACATTGTGGCTGAGTTTGGATCAGACACAGGTTGCACATCAATTCTGTCATCAAAATCTTCCATCTTAATATCAGAATCTGCATCAACCTCATAAGGATAAGATGGAGAGGTAAAGTCTTTAATTACATTAACCAAGATATTAAACTCTTGTTTCATTGAAGCGTGAAGCCTAGATTGTATAGCAGTCATAACCTTCATGCTTCTTTCAAGAATCGCCAGTGTTGTTCCAACTGGAGCTTCTGAGTTCATGTCGCTGACATTCAAATCTGATGCACTGGTAAACCTTCTTCCTTCTTCAACAATGTTTCCTAGCAACTGATAAAGAGTTGCTGAAGGTTCTTTGTAAGGAAGAAATGTAATGTTGTCCCTAATTGCACCACCGGGAATATCTACATCTCTAAACTCACCCGGCATAATCGGAGTATCATCTCCTTTAATTCTAAGCCCTCTGGACTTTAGACCACCCGGCAAGTTCGATAGTGTTCCTGCATCTACTAGTTGTCTTAATAAAGAAGTAGCAGATTTTGCCAATCCACCAATTAAATGCACTAAACCAAATCCATAAAACCCAAGACCCGGTAAATATTGATAATGTGCAAAGTGTTGACGCATCATTCGATTGTTGTCTTTTTCGTACCAATTTCTACGAATTGATAAGATGCTATTGCTTGAAACATCAATAGTAACTACATAAGGCAATGCAATCCCTGTCTCGTTTCCTTCATCATCAGTATCTTCAAAGCCTTGTAAGTCTAAGTTCACCATCATTTCTAACAGCGTATAACGATTATCAAAGTCATAAGTTGAGCTATCGCCTGTTAATTCATCGTATTTTTTACGAATATCATCTGGATCGGGCGATGGATCAGGCAAATCGATGTCTCTATAAAAACCTGATACCTGTAATTTACGCACATCATTCGCATTCTTTTTCATAATGTGTGTAGATCGTTCTGCCATTTGAAGATCGGTTGCACCATAAGACACAATAAAATCTTCAGCAGGAACAAAGATCGCACATGGTCTATCCATGTTTGGATCATAATAAACTTTTCTAAATGCTGAACCAGCTAATGGCAAAGAAAACAAAAGTTTCTCAGTCTCAGTTCGGTATTCAGTCATTCTATCGGTCAGCAAATAGTTCATATAGTCTTGAACTCTTTTTGATTGCTGTTCTTTTTCAGGAGTAACCTTGCCAAATATTTTAGTATTTACTGGTCCTGAAGCTGGAAATATCTCACCGACTGCCTGACTTTGAAATCGAACCACAGCCTCTGTAAGCATTGGGTGAAAAACACCACACGCTCCGGGCCAAGGTAGAGTTCGATCTTCAATCTTTAGTCCTAATTGATCCAAACCTTTTATATAAGTTTCTTCCCAATCATTCCTAGAATCTCTATCACCTTGATACTGACCAACAAGCTCTGTTGCTAACATTTGAAGATCATCTTCAGATATCTCTTCTGCTAGGTTTGCAAAAAAGTCATCGTTTTGGTCAAAAGCATCTGGATTAAAATCAATAATCATTCCGCCATCTTCGGTCATTTCTGCACCATTAGGCTCAATAATATCTATTTCAACGCTTGCTTCTAGCTCTCCTTCTATTGGAGTTGCGGGTGTTATTTTTTCTATTGCCATAATTAATAATACTCTGCTTTACTTGCGTAAAAGGGTTCATCTTCTTCATCGGAGTAAAGACTGACAAAACCACCTTGTCTAAATCTTAACAAAGCCTGAGTGCTTGAGTCCACTAAATCGTCATGCTCTGCATTCGGAAAAGAAGCAAACTCTTCAATGACTTCATCTGCCCATCGGGTTTCCGGTGCCCAGACTATTCCAGTTGCAAACAAATCTGCAACCGCATTCACTCTTGCTATTTTATCGTTCCCTCTCGATGGGCTAAATTCTGATACAGGAATCCCCATTGATCTCAATTCAAAGATTAACGGTGTTCCTGCGGCTTTCGACTCGACAATGAACGCATCGGGTTCATACTTCTGCCATGTCTTATAAGCCACTTTCTTCAGTTCTGGAAACTCCAATCGTTCTTTAAACGCATCGAGCAGAATTAAGTTGGGAGCCATTTTCCCATCTTCATCGTCTGTGTAAAACACTCCCCATGTCGTGCAAGCCGAATAATCGGAACGCTCTGTTTTAAGAAATGCGGTGTCCCAAGACTGAATTAAAAACTCACAATGCGGTGGTCGATCTTCTTCCCATCGATTCCACCACTCTCTTTTAACCAATGCACCTTCTTCACTGGTTGGGTCTTGCTGATATTGTGCAGACCATTTTGAAACAGGAAGCTCTTCTTTAAGGGCTTCAAGTTCTTCTATCTTCCAAAAGCCGGGCCAAAGTGACTTGCCTGAAGGCAGGATTGCAGGAAACTCAATGACTCTCCATTCTTCTCCGCCACGCTTCATACTGGTTTTCAATAGGTTTCCAGTCAAATCTCGTTTGTGCCATCGGGTCATTACCACCACAATCGCACCGCCCGGTTGTAAACGCTGACGAGGACCTGAGGTGTACCACTCAAAAGTCTTATCAAATACTTTGGGATCGGCACTTGCGCCTTCCTGCTCTGAGTGTGGATCATCAATGATTAATAAATCCGCACCTTTACCTGTTACAGCACCGCCAACACCAATCGCAAAATACTCACCGCCTTTGTTGGTATTCCATCGACCCGCAGCTTTACTATCCGCTTGCAGGTTTACAGTATCAAATATCTTTTGGTAATCCTTTGAACCGACCAAGTTACGCACCTTTCTACCGAAACCCACTGAGAGTTCTGCGGTGTGTGCAGTCTGAATCACCTTTCCTTCTGGCTTATGTCCTAGAAACCATGCAGGCAATAGATAAGAAGCAAACTCACTCTTGGTATGTCTAGGGGGCATATTGATAATCAAACGCTTTAAATCGCCATTGACAACACGACCAAACTCTTCAGCCATGATCTTGTGGTGATCCCCTTCTATAAATGCGGGCCAAACCGACTTTACAAAAGTAATAAAGTCACCCTGACAATCTTCTCTAAACTTGGCTTTTTGTAATTCTTCGAGTTGTTTAAGCAACTCCAGTTTCTCATCGTAAGAAAGATTGCTGATGTTCTGTATCGTTTGTGAATTAATCTGCATTACAACTGAGAAACATCCATTCCAAATGGTGTCATACCACCTTCTCTGTATTGATATGGAGCTTTCTTAGATACCACTTTGCCATCTTTAATACTGGCTACCAATAAATCTTCGCCTGTTACTTTGCGACCCGATCTAACAATCTCTTCGATCTTGCCGGGTTTGATATACATATTTCTAATCGAACCCATCGCTTCTTCTACGCTCATCGATGATGGCGTGTCTGGAGAAATATTAATTCTTGCATCCGCTTCTCTAAATCGTTTGTCTCCGCGACCACCTGATCGCTCTTTACCCAAACCCTTTAGTCTCGGTGGGTGATCAGAAACCCTGACAGTGACCCTTGCTGGATTATCCATACCAAGTCCCACATCTTTCTGTAGCGTAAAATACTTAGAGCCAGAACCCGATGCACTTGGCGCACCAGCAATACTTCTGTCTCTTTTAAACATTTGAGTCAACACATCCGATGTGGCTTCAATGTTTTGTTTGTCTCCTGCTTTCTTGGGAGTCAACAAATTCATCAGTCTTGAGTTAAAAGGAAGCTCCTTACCCATGACCTTCACCATTTGATCCGACTCAAAAATTGGACTTCTTGTAATATCGTCACGATGTTTTCTGCCACGAAAGACTGTTCCTTTCTGTGCTCGACCTAGTTTGCCTGCTTTCGATACCGTTTTCAGTCCTAAACCCAAAGGCGCACCCACACCAGTCAACAGCAATGCATCCCCTAAAGCACCCAATCCTTGCATCCCTGCTTGACCGAACTCACCTGCCTTTAGATTCGCTAACATACTCTGGCTGTTCTCATCAGGGTACATCCCCAATGCATCCAAAACACCAGCACCGGGTGCAAAATAGCCCGCAGTGGTTGCTAACGATTTAATTCCTTCACTCATGAAGCTCCCGCATTTGTTCTAATAAGTCCATTTCCTTACCATAGCGTTTTTGAAACTCAGCTTTGTAAGGGTGGCGGGAAACACATTCAGTGGTATTGTAGCCAGAGCGATGATGTCCCCAGCATAGTGGTATTGTCAAGAAGTGCGCTCCCGCCTTCGTCTTGCCTTCGATATGGTGTGGTTCACAAGGAGTAAATACACTCATTTCATTTCGGCAGACGATACATCCGTGTTGACAGATGAAATCCATCCACTGCTTTTCTTCACTATTGGGGTTCCTTCCTTTCACTTGAACTCAAACCCAATGTAAAACAGCAGGGCAAACAATATTCTCCATACCACTTTCCAAATCACTAATACCACCTAGTATATTACCAGCTATATCTATACCAATCTCTTAACTATCTAGTATTTAACCAGTTGGTAACTTACTAGAGACGGTATATCCACTGGATTATAGTATTTAACACCTCTTCACAGTTTCTTGTCAAGGCTTTTCTGCGTGAGGTGCGCTGGTCGGAGGGTTCGATGCCCCTTTTTTAGTAAAATGCCCTTAGAAACAAGCTCATTGACCAAAGAATGCACCCATCCCACGCTTTTTACACCCAAATTCTCCGCAATTTCCTTGTATGTAGGCGCACAGTAGCGTTCAAGCCAGTAATTTTCCACAAACTCCAGTAAATCCGCCTGTTTTTTTGTTAAATTTTTTTCCACACTAGGATTCCTTGAGCTAATTCCTGATTAATAAGGGTAAATGGTATCAAAATGGTAGACCAAAGAAAAGAAGAAGGGGGGGGTCATAAAAATTGGGAATCTCTTGTGCAAAACTCTATTTACAATGAGTTAGGAGTCCCTAGTGCGTGATAGGGG